GGCCTCTGCTTTCCCTCGGGTTCAGCATTTCGTTCAATGCCCATATTTAGATTTGAACCTAAAATCTTGGATTCGGTCATTGCGTTGACAATGTTTGTAAGTTCTTCGGCATCAATATCCTCAAGCCAAGCCCCGACCTTAAATTCGTTGTAATCGATTTCATTGCCCTCCTCTTGATCGTATGCCAAAAGACCGGAATAAATTAATGATCGAATGCTTTTAATTGATATACCATTTTCAAACACCTCTCCCAACTTGTCAAGCGATATGCCTAACAAGTCGGTGAAGTTTGCCCAAAAGTTCATGGAAAAATGTAATGTACGATTTTTACCACCTATTTTTAAGGAATAGTAACCCCTTTTTTTGTTTGCCATTATTTAAAGAATTTAATTCTTACGAGTTAGTTGACTTAACAATCGAACCGGTTGTTGTAATTGATCCGCTATAAGTAACTGGAGATTCCATCTCTGCGCTCATTTCAACACTTGAAAGGAATCCCTCAACTGTAAAAACATCATCGCCACTTGCGGAAGTCCCAAAAATACAAGTAAGTTGAGTTCCGGCGATTAGATAATCCGCCAGTTCAATTGCGTTTGCAGTATCATCATAGGCAACAAGTCCATCAAAGGAAATCTCGCCAGATTTAACACCGGCAATCACTTCTTGAAAACCACTTGAATCCTTTGTTGTTGCCTCTGGTAAATCGGCATTAAAAGTCATTGAACAACTTGTTGTATGTCCGAGTGCCGTTCCCTCTATCTTTAGAATTAAATTAGTTCCGTTAAAAACTCCTGTTGTTGCCATTTATTTAAATTTTATACAAATATAGTGATTTTAATTTTTTTGAATATTTTTATTCCGTCATCCATTTCATTTTATTTAAATGCCGCATATAAGTAAGTTGCGGATGATTTATTAACTCTTTCTGAATTATCTACACCTAATGTAAATCCATTTGAATTAAAGGAAAGCAACGAAGTTCCATCTTGTGTATATTCTGCATCTGATGATTGGGCCATTAATTGTTTAGTTACTCCCCTTTTGTTGTCGTAAATTTGCCAAGCATCTGCACTATCAGTTCTTTTAATAATTAAAAAACTTGGTTCAAAACCATTACTACCACTTACTGAACCATCATCAGTTGTATAAAGTGTATGACTTGCACCTGTACCTGTATAGCTACTTATCCTACTATATCCGCTTTTAGATTTCCAAACGTAAGCTATATAAGAACTTGAACTACTGTTTACACCCTCTACTCCTGCAGTGGTACCATTTATAAATCCAAAACTATTAGAATCAACATTTCTTATACCTCCATCAGAAGCTGCTGATGCTTCTGCATTAGTTAAGTTTAAATACAACCAATGATTTGCAGATAAATCCTTGTGCCAAACTCTCCAATTATTAGTATCATCAAGGTCTTTTAAAATAATCATTTCAGCATCTGTCAGTCCATGATTTACTGTGTCTGATGCACTATTGCCTCCTGTGTATTTTACTATACTAAACCCAACCTCTGTATTAGCTGACACCGAAACTGCGCTAACTCCACTTCCTGTTCCTGTAACCGCATCTCCTCCGCCTTTCCATACCCAAGCTACATAGTCATTATTATTACCATTTACACCTGATGCATTCCCAAGAAAAAATCCATTAGCATCAAATGAAGTTAGATTTGTTGTAACGGAAGTATTTGATCCATTTGAATTTGATAGTAATCTAAAATTTGCTCCTCTAACTGTATCAAATAAACAGTGACTATTTGCAGTTGTCCTGTTTTTTAACCAAACTAAACCACCATCTCCACCATCATCAACATCTAAATTAATACCTACATTAGAAATATAATGTCCAGATGTACCATTCCCCTCATACAATACAGCCTTAAAGTTACTTGTATCTATTTCAGGTTTTTCGTTGTAAAGTTGGCTAACTTGGTCAGAATCTAACACAGTTGAGTATAATCTTACTTGGTCTATATCGCCATCAAAATAAAGTGCATTAGTTGCCCCATAAACCCCAATATTATGATGTGAATCAGAGGTGTTTGCACTTCCTGTGGCAGAGCCTGTTGTACTTCCTAAAGTTGCAAGTGTTCCATCTATATAAACTTTAGAATTAGATGAAGTTTGTACTGCACCTCCATTGTAAGTAAAAACAATATGATGCCAAGTATTTAAACTTATAGTTTCACTTGTATTCCAATTTCTATTATAATAACTTATAATTATTTCCCTTGAAGTTCCTACGAAAAAGCCAAATGATTGTAATGTTGCGGCACCTCCTGAATTAAATATAGTTAAACTACTTGAAGGTGTTGCGCTTATTTTAACCCAAGCAGAGATACTTCTTGCACTTGAACCTGTAAATCCACTTCCTAAACTTGGTAATGCAATTTTGCTACTGCTACCATTAAACACCGCTGCTTGACCATACCTCCCAAACCTGTATTCAATGTCCGTGTCTGTACCATCGTAAGTGTTTCCGTGATTATCTTCTGATGAATTGTCAAGAGGGTAGTGTGCTAACGTAGTTGCAGTTGATGGAAAATCAGCAGTATTAGCAGTTGCAGTATGTACACAAGCAACCTCATCATAAAGTGTATCTACTTGTGATTGTGATAAAACCGATTCAAATATGCGTACTTGGTCTAAATCACCCTCAAACATATTAGCATAATCAATACTTGCATAATATTGCCCAAGCCTTAAAGTTGTGTGATGACTTGTTATGGATTGGTTTACAGTAGTAGATTGTAAGGTTTTATTAATATACATTTTAGTTAATCCGCCCTCATAAGTTACAACAACGTGAACCCATTGTCCTGTAGATATTGTACTTGGATTATTTGATGAAATTGTTGCCAACCCCGCTGAATCAAAAACATTACAATCTATTCTTCCTGTATTTAAAATAGATAATCCAATGCCTTTTCTGTCAGTTCCACTATTTGTAAAAGTTGACCATACCCCATCTGTACTTGCACCTGACCAATTTAACCAACACGAAATACTAAAATTACCACTCCCTGTAGGGGGTGTATATCCTGTGTCTATTCTACTGCTTGTTGAAGAACTTGCATCGCCATTAAACCTTGCGCCATAGTTTATTTGTCCGCCTACTCCGAAGGTGACGTTAGTAGGTGTACCATTAAATAAATCTCCAGATTCACTAGAATCGAAATCCAATGTGTATAGTGCGACACCTTGTCCCTCATTTAAAGGGTTTATACTTGATGCAGTTGATGTTGTTTCTCCGTAAAGCGTAGCTACTTCATAAGCATTAATCTCTCGGTCAAAGATTCTAATTTGATCTAAATATCCTTTAAAATGATGACTGCCATTAAACCTATATGAGCCAATTCTTATATGGTTTCCTGAAGAAGGTAAAGAAAGAGATGTTCTTGTATGAGTAGCTATCAAACTACCATCATAATAGTATTTAACTGTTGTTCCGACGTAAGTTACTACAACGTGATGCCATACATTTGCTGTGACTGTTTGACCAGTTGATAATGATCCATCAACAAAATAACCATACAAAACTCTGTCAAAAGAACCTCCATCATCACCAACTGCAATACCAAAATAATCACCGGCAGTAAGTGATCCAGTTCCTATATTAATCATGTGTCCATAATTGCTGATAGAAGTAGAATCATCCCAACGAAACCAAAAGGACACACTGATTTTAGTTAAATTATTTAAAGCACTAACATTATTTGCACTAATTTCGCTATTATACCCATCAAACGCAGCAGCACTTCCAAACTTTGAAACTGTAGATGAATAAGTAACGCTTGTAGCAGTACCATTATTGTTAGTAGTAGTGTCAGGCACGTTGTTTGTTACCCCACCATCACCATTAAGTTCATAAGTGACAATGTTACTTGTAAAATTATTGTCAGGGCCAAATGGATAAACGCTATCCGTACGGCAGACCGGAAGTCCAACATTAATAAGTCCTTTTCCTAAACTCATAAATTAAATTATTTCTTCGGATGGAAAAAATACAACATTATATTGCAAAACATCCGCATAAGTTGTCAAAGCATTTACCTCGGTTTCCAATCGGGTTGCCTCTGCTAAAATTTCAGATCTTTTTGTTGCAACATCGGAATTGATATCAATATCCCGCTCCGATTTTCTTATTACTTGCCAATCGGTTGGTTGCAATAATTTATTTGCTTTTGATTTAATTTGAGATATTTTGTCTGCTTTGATATCATCAACTTTGTAACGCTTTTCAGTTTCTCCGGTTGCCTCTCCATTTTCATCCAGAATATCAACATCTTGATCAAAATCAATATCCGAAACAGTAAACGTAAAAATTTCATTTTCAGCATCCCAAAAAAGACCCCCTCGAGTTTGTGTCAAAGAATTAAATGATGGCTTTACAAGATCGTAAAATCCATTTTCTTTTAAAACTTCCTCTGATGCATTTCTAAAATTTAGAATATTATTCCAAACATTTGGTAATGTTTTGAAAGTTTTGATGTTTCCGTTTTCTTCTTGTCGTGCTTTCATTTAACTTGATATTTGAGAGATTGTGTACCATGCCTCGGAAGTGGAAACAAATTTTAATTGTATGAGATTCTTCTTTGAAGAAGTATCATCATAAGTCCCACTTATAAGGTTAAAAGTTCCCGATGATCCGTTTATATTACCAAGGGTCAAAGTGTAAGAACTTCCGCCACCGGTAACAACAAGATTTTTTAAATCACCAACAACGACATTTGTAAAATTTAGTGTCGCTGAATGACCGGCGGTCAATGTGAAAGTGTCTGCCGATGATGTATCAACGGTTATGGATGTCCCGGATGTTAAGGAACTGCTCGATGTATATTCATCCCCTAAAACTCCGCTTGTTACTTTTGTTAATGCCATTTTTTATTTTTTACAAAGTTAAGATATTTTTAAATGAGTTACTTCGATATTTCCTGTTCCGGTTGCCGGGGCGGTTGTAAATGTTAATGATGTTGTTGTAACTGAAAAGTTTGCTTTTGCTTGATACACCCCATCGATGTAAATTTGCAAATTATTTTTTGTGGCCGGTTCACTTGACAATGTAAATGTTGTAGTTGATCCATCGCCGTCAAAACTATCAATTTCAACATTAGGAGTTCCATTGAGTGCAACAAAATGAATGAATTCAACGCTTGATCCGTTTGGCGGAGCGGTTGAAAAAGTCACCGTATTCGATGACGTACTATAATTTGATTTTGATTGATAAACCCCGTTAACATATATTTGAACGTTGTTTTCACTTGCGATTGTGTTTGGCAAAGTAAAAGCAGTTGTTGATCCATTTCCTGTCGAAGTTG